ATATAAAGACGGTTGTTGGTCGAAGTGACCCAATTAAGATAAGAGTCCCAAGGGTTAACTCGGGACTCGGGAGCTACAAGGGTAGCAGTCATAGTTGGTTAAGTTAGTCGAGTTACTTTGACTCGTCCAACACCAGAGCCAGTGAGACCGATAGCATCAGCCGCACCTTTACTGAGATCAAGAGAACGCCCATAGACATAGGGTCCTCGATCATTGACCGTCACTACGGCACATCGTTTGAAGCAGACCTTAAGTCTTGTACCAAACGGGAGTGTCTTATGAGCAGCAGTAAGGCCGTATTGATTATATCGAGATCCGCTAGCGGTAAGGTTTCCATGGAAGCCAGGACCATACCAAGAGCTAATCACCGACAGAGTTGTTAGAAGAGGAATCATGATAAGATAGCGAAGTACTTTCTTATCTCCGTCTACACGTTCCCGTTAGGGAAGAAGCCCTACTAATACGCGCTACTAGGAGGGCAATATTACCGCTCGGTATCAGAAGATACCAGGGATGATCTGACCAGTTACTGCGTAAGAGATACAAGCAGCCACGAAGCCAAGCATAGCGAGGCGACCATTAAGGAGTTCGGCACGTTCGTTGTGAGATACAGTGTAGTTGTCGTCCATGTAAATAGGGGGCTCCTTTGCAAAGATGTTTTGTTGGTTCCGTTCGTTAGTAGTGACGGTCATTAGATGTTAGATACAGCAAGTTTGTCAGCAATGTCCTGTCGATAGGCAGGATCCTTGTCGTAGCGAGGGTCACTCATAGCAGCAATCAACTCTGCCTGTGAACGGAAGCCTTGACTAGTGGTCTGCGGAGCAGAGCCAGTCAACAACTCACCGTCATATCCAACAGAGTCTTGATAACGAGAGAACAATGCTTGTGCAGCAAAGAACATGGTGAGAGGATCACCTCTATCAATAGCTGCATCGTACAAACTAATCTCTTGTTCAGAGAGGTTCTGACTAGCCCATTGAATCATGTTGCCATACTCTTCAGGTCCACCAACGGACTCTTGAATACTTGCTACATCTGCTTGGGTTGCAACAGGTGCTTGTTGTTGGGAACCATTCTCAAGCATCAGGTTGAGAACATCAATGGAGTTCATACCCTCAACCTTCTCAACTAGTTCAGGGTCCCACTTACCTTCACGGTAGGATTCAACCAGCTGCTCGTACAAGCCATCAGGAGGTGCCTCTTCTTCAGGTTGAGTATCATCCTCCTCTTGGATCTCAGGAGTGCCTTCCTGGGGCTCCTCCTTGCCACTCAGACGCTTCTGTAGTTCAAGGTAGCCACGCTCAAGTTCCTCAGCTGATTGGTATTTACCAGCCAGGAGTTGGTTCTCTGCTTCAGCCATCTCCTCTCCAACACGGAGAGAGTCAAGCTCCTCAGCAGTAAATTCTCCTTCAACTTGTTCGTAGGGATCAAGTGTAATTTCGTTTGCCATCTGCAGTAATAACGGTTAGATTACCTAGACCAATAGTCTTTACGTAATCGGGTGAACGACCGATAGTTGGGGTACCAAGTTTGGTTCGCTTGAGGTATCGGTTATCCTCTTCTAGCTGTTCGGGGGGATCAACCTGTGGGAGGGGCTCCTTCTGGTTGTTGGGTTTCTGGAGCTTGGTTGGACGCTGAGTTGCCATTGATCATTTCTAGTGCTTGTGGATTCTTATCAGGATCCATCAGTGGAGTGCTGGCTAGTTGACCAACCTGCTTAGTGATCTCCATCTGTTGACCCTGCTGGAAGTTCTGTTGCTTCTCTTGCTGTACCTCTTGCATCGACTTCACAAGGTTGAGTGCATCAATACCTTGTGCAGCAGCAAGACGTTTGATTGCTTCATCCAGGTTCAGGAACTGTCCGATAGTCTCAGGTCCCATGGTCTGTGCAATCATCGTGAAGAACTGACCAAGTGATTCCCTATCCTGTCCGCGACCAAGTGCATTGATACCAGCAACAATCGTAGGACGTACTAGATCTTTGGGAATCTTAGGGATGTCGTTGTTCTTCTGCAGTACTGACAGCTTACGGTTCAGATAAGGTACAAGGAACTCAACAGTAAGAAGGGAGAAGAGACCACCTAGTTGTGCCTCTACTTCCATCTGTGTCATCCGTACCTCTTCAGCAGTAGTGCGTTCACTATCCCTTACATTAAGGATCAGGAACGCTTCACTGATGCGACGTTCTAGGACGCCTGCCATCTCTTGTGCAGTACGGAAGTCAGCTGTCTTACCAACACTGATAGCAGCAATGTCATCAGGTCTACCTTGTACGATTGCTCCGTTACCAGCAGCAGCAAGTGTCTGGGGCTTGGTAGTAGAGCTAGGAGATACAGTGAAGATCACCTTAGCAGCCACTGCAGAGCCTTCTACAAGGGCTTGCATGAGGGACTCAAGGGAACGGAGATCACCAAGGAACTCCTCTACCCTACCCCTACCAAACGGCTCACCATCAACAACATTAAACCTCAGGACTAGCCAAGGGTTAGCATCAAGTGGGGCTTTGCCTTGACTACCAGGGATGATCTTATCGAACACCTCTTGGTGCCAGACATAGCGGTTGTTGTCACGTTTGATATGTGTGTACACATCAACGTCTTCATCATTGTTTGAGCCTTCCTCCATCGGAGGGTTGGCTGGTGTTTGTAATGCGAGAATAGGACCAAGCAACTTACGGCTGATCCTTTCTTTAGTGACGATTTCTATCACTTCACCGTTGCCATCTCGATCTACGACATAGCGGTTAAGCGGGTAGAGCTTAAGACCTTTAGGCCCCATGTAGATCAATGCGTTGCCACCTACCACAAGATGCTTGAGGGCTTGGTGTACAACAACGCGATCACTTGAGGCTGCAATGATCTCCATCACGGAACGCTCCAACTTAGCGAAGGAGAGATCCATCTCTGACCGTGCTTCAGGAGGAATGTCTACACCTACTTTGGTATCGTCGATCTGCAGCTTAAAGAAGCTGGTTTGAGGAGGTAGTAGTGCAAGCATCAACTTAGATGCAAGCGTCACTACTCCTTTAGCACCGACTGATTGCCATGGTGTGACAAGCCTTGCGTGTGTGCTACGCCCACCGTCATCGTCTTCCCTGATGAGAGTAGGAAGGGTAAGGCGTGAGCACTGAACAGCTGTGTCTAGAAAAGGGGAACGGTACTTAGTTAGAAAGTCATATCGTGCTTTAGCTGTCATTGTTTATCCAAAGTTTGCACCGACACCCCATGACTTAGTAGCGGGGCCTCGGTTAGTCATTGAACCTGTGCCTTGACCACGACGGCCAGCAGCACCACGGGTACTCTTCTTACCCCTCCAGGAGGTAGCCCAGTTGGCAGTGTCGTCTCCATAACCACCTTGGTTCATAGAAGGATTGGACTCCTTCTCTTCAGCGATAACCTCTTCTCCAATACCGTCACCGATACCGTCACCAGCACCAGCTCCTGCATCCCCTGTGCGTTCAGCAAAGGGAGAGTAGTCAGAGATCGCAGGAGTTGCCCACTTACTTTGTCCCCATCCACGACCTAGACCAGCAGAGTCTTTGAATTGACCTGTGCTGTACTGACCGAAGAGAGCATCACCACGGGCGAACTTACCAGTGCCAGGAACCAGGCGGGTTTCAGCACCATCACCAGCTCCGCCAGTCTTCCAGCTATCACCCATGCCACGGTAGATACCAGTGAGACCACCCTTACCACCACTGAGGTTGTCATACATGGAAGCCCACATGCTGTCGCCTTTGTTCTTATCGAACTTGCCAGACTGCAAGCCATTCATGAAGTGACCATTAACACCAATAGCTTGACGCCCCTTCTGATCGAAGTTGCTGTTCATACTATCCATGATGCCAAGGAGTTTATAGGCATTGAGGTCCTTCTTATCACCCCACTCCTTGAATAGGTTCCTGCCTTCCTTGCGGTCAACAATACCGTCGTTGACAGCAGCCATCTTGATAGCTTGACGGAGGTTTTCTGCCTTACGGGGAGTGCTAACAGCAGCTTTACCAAACTCATTTTGGTATTGGTCACCAAGACCGTAGCCCTTAGACATAGCATAACGTGCTACGTCTTGCTCTGACATCTTAGCTTTGTCGTTACCTAGATTCTCGTTGAGGGTTTTCTGGAACGACTCAGAGTTATAGAAGTCACGACCAATGTTCAGACCACTATTCCATTGAGTATCAATAGCTGATGAGATTGCATCGTTAGTCCAGCTTGGTGCTTGGGTAGTACCAGGGTTAGCCGCAGGTTTATTAGTGGTAGCTCCAGGACGTGAGTTTGTTGTGGCCTTACCAGGCGAAGGCTTACTAGCTGAAGGCTTACTAGCTGAAGGCTTACTAGAGGAAGGCTTACT